GCGCAAGGTAGTCCAAGCTGTCGTTCGCAACAACAGCATCAATAATTTCTGAAATCTCTGGCCTGCCGGCCGGATCACAGATGGGCGCAGCTCGAAGCTCGTGCAGAGACCTAATGCGAACGTCGCCGTTGGCCTCGCGCTTCCATTCCTTGGCCCAATACCGCTCACGGAAAGGGCCGTCAAGGCCTGGCCTAATGGGCATGAACTTGATGACGGACTCCTGATAGAAGCGTTTGCGGCGGGTGTTCCTGCAACCCTTGCGGGTATGCTTGAGAACCTTGGCCTCAGCGTCAAACTTAGAATCGTTCCGGAAGGTGCGTGAGCCACCGTGTGTGGCCCAATTGCTGCCAACTCCCTTGAGGTAAGCTGCGTCAGCCTCCTCTTCGTCGCTATCGCCCCAGCGGTTGGCCTTGGAAATGCGGCCAGATTGAAAACCCCTTGGGGCCTTCTTGGGCTCAACGAAAGCATTGCCGTCGCTGCTGCCGCTAGTCTGGTACTTCGCGTATTCGTTAAAGGCATGTGTCCGCAAAGCATCATGTGCCTTCTCGGCGTCGTTAGCCTGTTCGCGCTGGTCATCGCGCGTGGGAAGAGCACCTTCATCATCATCGTCGAAATTGAAGTCCTCGTCAAGGTCCTCCTGGCGGTCGTCCTGCGTGCTGCTGGAAGTGACCGTGGAGTTGCCGGATCCGTGCGTTGCACGACGGTTCCGCTGAGCTTTCTTGGATGCCTCTGGAACGAACAACCCAAGGGGGTTGCTGACAGTGTAATGAATGTTCAACTCCTCCTCGTCCTCACTCTCGGATTCATCCTGGAGAGCGGACTCGGAAATGGCTGTCCGTGACCTCTGGAAAAGTCTGAAGGCGTCGGGAGCTGCCAATGCGTGCATGCGGAGGAACTTGTTCAAAGCAGGCATAGTGATGGCAAAATTCCAGGTGCAACCGTCAGGACCAGTATCGTTGCCAATATGGATCCCAACCATCTCAAGCTTGCGATCGGAAGGGCGCTCTCTCCAAAGGGGGGTGCCCGAGTAACCGAATGTGGTGTTGCAAGAGTGGGCAATGATGCCCCTGGTTCGTTCAAGCTCAGGGAAGTTGCCAAACTCTCCGTCTGAGCGCATGAGTCGAAGACCGCCCTCGGCCGTTCGTTCGTGGTAAAACACAACGGCGTTGCCTCCCTTGAAAACTGACATGTCCTTGTTGGTAATGGGACACGTGAGATCATGGTATGGCCTGTAGAGCTTGTCTTTGGGGCCACGCACGGAGGGCGCCCTGTAGACAACCAAATCGAAGCAAGTGCCCGCGACTTGTGTGTTGGCAGGTATGCACCACTCGTAGCGCTCCCACTTTGAGAGGTCGTAATTAACCTCACCAAACTTCCCTCTCTTGTCTCGGCCGACAATGTTGACTGATGAGTGGTCAACG